CCAAGTACGATATTAAAACAGAATCCTAATAGAAATGATTACTTTGAAACAACAGACGGCGGTTTTAGAAAATCCTACGCAATTGGCAGTTCAAGTGTAACTGGGGATGGAGCGCATTATCTTATTCTTGATGATCCATTACCACCGATGAATGCGCGTTCTGAAGCTGAACGAAAAAACACATTGGAATATATTAAAAATACATTATTATCTCGTGGCGCTTCTGGTAAAAGATTAAAGGTTTTGAATGTCATGCAAAGAACTCATCAAGATGATGTTGTTGCCATGTTTAAAGCTAATGATAATTTTGTGACGTTAGAACTGCCCGCTGAATTTAGACAGGATGTAACGATTACAACCCCAAAAAGATCAATATTATATAATAAAGGCGATGTCTTACAACCAGATATGTATAAAAACGATCCTCAATATCCAAGGGGTTATAAAAGTTTTTTAGATGCACAAAAAAAAGAAATGGGAGAATGGAATTATGCGTGTCAATATTTACTATCACCAGCACCGCTTGAGGGTGGTTTAGTGCAAAAATCTTTATTAAAATGGTATGATAACGATACAAAGCCAGCTCATTTTAAAATCCTCATTCATAGTTGGGATACGGCATTTACAGTTACGACTAATAGCGCTTATTCAGCTTGTACAATATGGGGGGTAACAGTAAAAGGATTGTATTTATTGCAGGTGATTAATGAGAGGCTCGACAGTACCGATCTTGATAAGAAAGTAAGAATGCTTGCTAACAGAGATAAACCATATCGTATCTTAATTGAGAATAAAGCTAGTGGTATTGGATTAATCCAGCGCTTGCAACGAACCACGATGCTACCTATACAGTCAATTAATGTGACTGGTAGTAATAAAAATAGTGCTGAATCTAATCCTAAGGTCGAGCGTTTTACTTTTGCTAAGAATTACATTGACACTGGTAAGATATATCTACCGACTCATTCTCCTTGGCTGGATGATTATTTGCAGCAAATATTAACCTTCCCTAATTCGGCCTTTGCTGATATGGTTGATAGTACGAGTCAATTTTGTAAATGGTTTCACGAAAATGAAAGATATTTACTTGACTTAATTAGCGAACCAGAATATTTATATAACAACTTTGACGAGTTATCTGATAGTAATATTAGAGAAACACATAATTATACTGGCTATTAATGTATAAAATTGAGGAAGCAATTAGCATGAAAGATATTCTTGCTACGGATAATATTGCAACATTAATTACTGAACAAGATCTAAAAAAATTAGCTAATACTCTTGTTACGGATTATCAACAAGATAAAAACAATTTTGAAACACGTAAGCGTAAAATTCAACGATATTATGATTTAGCATTACAAATTAAATCTAATAGACAATTACCGTTTGATGAGGCATCTGATGTAATTATGCCTATTTTGACAAAGGCTGTTTTAAATTTTGCTGCTACAGCTTATCCTTCAATTATTAAAGACGATCAAGTAGTTAAAATAAAAGTATTAGGAGACGATAATCAAGGGGAGGAGTTAAAAAATGCGATTACGGGTCAGGCTATTAATGATAAGACAGGAAAGACATTACGTATTAATACGGGGTCAAAATATCAATCGGGAATGCGTGTTGCAAATGCAATGAATACGCAGTTATTATGTGATATGCCAGAATGGGAAAACGACACTGATTTAATAATGCATATTCTGCCAGTCGTTGGAACGTGTTTCCGTAAGATTTATTATGATCATGTTAACGGTAAAGTTAAATCGGAGATTGTGCTTCCGCAGTTTCTATTAATTGATAGTGATGCAAGATGTTTTGATACTGCTAACCGTATTACGCAAATTTTACAATTATATCCTCACCAAATTCAAGAATATATAAATGCAGGGATTTTTATTAATGCTGCCAATATTGATTCTGAAACAATGATTAATAATTTAAACGATTATTATAATAATTCGGATGTGGTTAATAATTCTATATCTGATGATGGAGCACGTTTATTTGTTGAACAGCATCTACGCATTGATTTAGATGGTGATAATTATCCCGAACCTTATATTGTGTGGATGGATGAGTCCGGTCAAAATATTTATCGGATTGTAAAACGTTTTACCACTGAAGATATTATATATCAAGATACTCAGCGTGCATCATATCTAAAGCAATTATTTTCTAAAAAACAGGATAAAATTAAAACTATAAAAGAAGAAAGATATTATGTAAAATATAGTTTTATTCCTAACCCAGAATCGCCAATTTACGATTTGGGATATGGCGATTTATTAGATCAACTAAATTGCACAGTCAATACCACTTACAATCTTATGATTGATGCGGGTCATAAACAAGTAATGAACGGTGGCCTCATTAGTCGTGAGCTACGTATGAAAGGTGGCACGCAAAAAATTAAAGCTTTTCAATGGACTCCTGTTGACACACCTATTGGAATGCAATTAAGAGACGCACTTTTACCATTACCAACGCCAGAATTAAACCCTGTACTATTTCAATTAATGCAAGATGCTAAACAGCAGGCTGAACAAATAAGCGTTGTTAACAAGGTTGCTCTTGGAGAAATACCAGCTAATACACCCGCAACAACTATATTAGCGATGATTGATCAATCGTCAATTCAATTTAAAGCTATTTTTAAAAGAATACATCGCTCTTTAAAGGCAGAGTTCAAGCGCATTTTTGAATTAGATAAGCGTTATCTAACTGATGAAGAATATAACCAATATTTATCCTCTAACGGAGAATATACAGTTCAGGATGATTTTAATATAGGTCATTATACATTAGTGCCTTGTTCTGATCTTGATTGTTTAAATAACACTCAGCAATTAATAAAGGCTCAAATTTTAGATGCATACAAAGATGATCCATTAATGAACGGTCTTGAAATCCGTAAATATATTTTAGATGCAATCGGCATAAAGGATATTGAAAAATTTATCGTAGAACCGCAACCATCACAACAACCTCAGCCAGATCCCATTGCGCTAGCTCAAGCAAAGGCGTTGGATGCACAGGCTCAAAAACTCCTTAACGATGCGCAAGTTGATAACCAAAAATTGATGCTTGAACAGGAAAAACTTATGATAGAAAAAATAAAAGCTCAAACGAGTGGAATTAAGAATCTTGCAGATGCGGAAAGTAAATCGTCAGCAAGTGAAATTAACAAATTTCAAACTGTAGCACAGCAATTAACTAATGTAATGAATAATGAATAATGTAAATGAATTAATCACGCAAGAGGAATATTATGCGTGGCGTAAAGAACCAATGACTAAAATATTTTTTCAATATTTAGAACGTGTATCAGACATAAACGCAGAGCGAGTGAAACAGTCTGTTTTATTAGGTTTTGAAATTCCAGAAAAGGAAAGGGTAGAAATTACCTATAGCTGCGCTATAATTCGTAAAATACTTTTGTTAGAACATGATGATTTAAATGTTGTGCTTCAACCAGAAGAGATAAAAAAATAAGAATGTAATTTTAAATTGTTATATATGGTTAAAGCTGTTAATAAAAAACATAATATTAATATAATATATCCCGTTGATCAATATCTTTTGGTGCGGTTACCTAAAATTGAAGAAAAAACTGCAGGCGGTATTATTTTAATGGATTCCCAGATTAACAGTGAGCAATCTGGAACTGATACGGGTGAGATCATTAAATTAGGAGCTGCTGCAATTGTACAGTATAACGGTGATGCAGTTGCTAATATTGGTGATAGTGTGATGTTTCAAAAATACGCTGGCTATATGTTGTATGGAACAGATGATGAAGTTTATCGCTTGGTATTAGATAAGGATATTATTGCCGTTTTTCCAAAATAACACTTTAATTTATATATATAAATATGATAGATGATAAAATAAACAATATTGCAGAACAAATACCGTTTGAGAATGATGCGGCTAACACAACAAGCGCACAGGTGCAAGATTATGTTGGTCAATATGGCCAAGATGTTGTTGAGAAGGCGAAAAAGTGGGGATGGAAAGAGGATTATTCTAATAATGAGACATTTCTTGATCCTAAGTCATTTGTCGATAATATTGAAAATGAAGTTCCTAATCTTAGAAAGTTAGCACGCAAAGCTCAAGAATTAGAGGAAAGAGTGCGCAAAAGGGATGATGAGTTAGGTATTCTCTTAAAAAGTCAAGAAATAGAAAGGCGTAATCGCTTAAGGCAAATCGAAAGGGAGAAAGATGAGGCGCTAGCAAGGTTTCAGAAGGAACATCAAGCCGCTGTGGATGATGTTGATTACGTTAAAGCTCGAGAAATAGCTCAAAAAGAGCTTGCGTATCGTAATGAATATGAAATAATAAAAAAAGATTATGAGGATCTTGCAAAGCCTAATGTACCTCAAATTAATCAACAAACTACTCCTCAATTTACTCAAGATGAAGTAGAATTATTACGTCAATGGACTGCAAGTAATTCATGGTATGCGTCTGATAATAGTGCGCGTTCTGAAGCTGATCAATTTTTTTTAGAAAAATTAAAAACGGGGCTATCTGTACATGCGGCAGTGCAAGAAGTAGAAAAACATATTACGCCAAAATACAATAGAAATGCACGTGTCTTGCAAGAAAGAGATACAAATTATCCTACATCTTTACAATCAGCAAGAGTACCCAATATATCAAGGCACTCTTGGGATAATCTTACTACTGAAGGAAAGGCAGAGTATGAAGCATTGCAAGATTTATATAAGCGTAACAAACGAGTTTTTACAAAGGAAGAGTTTCTTAAAGAAAGATCGCATGATAAATCTTACTGGAAAACAAAATAATAATTATTTTTACTATATATGATGAACAATAATGATACTGATCTAAAAATTTTAGATAAACCACTTGACAAACAAAAAATAAATAAATCAGTTGTATCTAGTGATGATGTTTTAGACGTTAAAACCGTTAGATTAAACGGACGCGATGTTGCAATTGCAACAAAACGTGATAAAAACGGACGAAAATATCAAGAATGGACAATTAATGGTAAAGTTTATACAAAAAAGATAAATTTTGGCAGTAGTGTTCTAGATGTTAATCCAGATCATTTAGATAGTAATTTCTACTATAGATGGGTTAATAGTTCTAAGGTTGACTCCTTGGAAAGTGCAGGGTATGAAGTGGTTTCAGATAAAAATATTACCACACATATTGAGGCATCAAAAACGGTAGGCTCTCAAAAGCAAGTGCTTATGAGAATACCACAAGAAATCAGAGAGTTTTCAGCAATAGAAGCGGAAAATAAACGCAAAAAACAATTAGAAGCATTGCAACGTCACCCTCAGGGAGATGGCGGCGATTTACCTAAGAATTTTTTTGGCTCTCAAGATACGCGCTTTTCTGATAAAAAACAGCGTATTGAAGATTTCGAATAATAAATAAATCAATCTTATAATTTATATTATTAATATATGGCAAACGTAAATGCGCCTTTTGGCTTTAAAGCGATTCAAACAGACAGTGGGTCTGTCTTTGGAAAGTTAACAAAATATTATATAAGCTCAGGTGATTCATCTGGTGCTATTTACATTGGTGATCCTGTTATTGTAGATGGTAGCGCTGATGCAAACGGTATACCTAGCGTTACAAGGGCAACAGCTGGTTCGAATGGTTATACAACAGGTGTTGTACATTCTTTTGAAATGGCAAATTTAACTGATACTAAATATCGTACAGCTGCAACCGCAAGATATGTTTATGTACTTGACGACCCAGATCTTGCGTTTGAAATACAAGCTGATGAAGATATCGTTGCTGCCGATGTCAGTAATACAGTTGACTTTACCTTCGGTAGTGGTGGTAGCACGACAACGGGTGTAAGTGGTGCTGTTCTCGATAGTTCAAATATCGGAACTGGCACTCAACTAAAGATCCTCAGTGTATCTCAAGGGTTAAAAAATGAGATCGGATCGAATTACTGCGTTGCCGTTGTTAGATTCGCTCTACATGAAAAACGTAGAACAACTGGCGTGTAATTAAATTAAACTAAATGAATTATTAATAAATATTATTATGACTATACATAGCACAAATACCTTTCCAAGTGCTTTAATGCCTGGAAAATATAGTTACGCATTGCAAAAAATATACCAAGATACTGATTTTTATTGGAAAAAAATATTTTCCGTTAAGAAATCTAGATTAAAAACTGAATACGGCGTTGTTGCTAATACATTCGGTCTTGCTCAACCTTATACTGAAGGTGGCAAAATTACTTACCAATCACAATCAGAAGGCGCAACAATATCCGTGCAGCACACAACGTATGCAAGCGGTTACATTTATACGATGGAAGAAGATTATTTCATGGTACCAGAAGCTAAAAAGGAATTGATTAATTCAATGTCAACAGATCTTTTACGTGCTTTTGGAAGAACGAAAGAAGTAGTGCATATGAACATTTTAAATCGTGCGTTTAATACTTCTTACAATTATGGTGATACTACATCTTTGGTATCAACATCTCACACGACTAACTACGGTAACCAATCTAATAGACTAGCTGTTGATGCTGATATTTCTGAAACATCTTTAGAAAATTTGATTATACAAATTCAACAAGCTCAAGATAATGTAGGAAATCAAATTGGTTTAATGCCTAGAGCCTTGGTTGTTCCACCTTCTCTAATGATGGAAGCTGAAAGAATTGTCGGTTCTCAACTGCAAAATGATACTGCAAATAATGCAATTAACGTCATTAAAGCTAAGAGGTATGTGCAAGAAATTCTAGTGTCTCCATACTTGACGGATACTGATGCTTTCTTCTTAACAACTGATGTTTCTGAAGGAAAGGGATTTGTTCACTTTGATGCTATTGCACTACATTCAGCAGAAGAACCTTTAATTGATGGTTTTGGTACTAAAGTTAAAATGGCTGAAACATATTCCGCAACATGTTTTGACTGGCGTGCTGTTTATGGTTCTGCTGGTGCTTAATTAATCATATTATTTAAAATTAAGATTATGAGTATCACAAATTTTACAAATGGAATCCAAGCCCCTTTCTTTGTAGGGGCTTCTTTTCCAACTCAAGGAAATGTTTTTTTTGTCAAACCTTCTACAGGTAGTGATGGAAATAGCGGTAAATCTCCTGATAAGGCGCTAAAGACTCTTGTTACAGCACTTAGTAAATGTACGGCCAATCAGAATGACGTTGTATATTTTCTATCTGAAGGAAATACAGCCGCAAATACTACTGACTATCAATCGACTGCCCTTAATTGGAATAAGGATGGAGTGCATTTGATAGGTATTAATGCTAGTTCAAGAATTGGACAACGTTCAAGAATTAGTCAGCTTTCAACCGTAAAAACTATTGAAGCTTTATTTACTATCTCTGCTAATTCCTGCTTTATTGCAAATATTGAAGTCTTTCAAGGGGTAGCATCAAGTACAGCCACTGCACCAATAGCAGTTACAGTTAGTGGCCAGAGGAATAAAATTGTTAATTGTCAATTTTCTGGCATAGGAGACGTATCAATGGATGTTTCTGGAGCTAGATCTCTTGCGTTAAGTGGTTCGGAAAATACTTTTGAAGGGTGTTATATTGGTCTTGACACTGTTATCCGTGGAACGGCTGCCGCTGAAATAGGTCTCACAGGCTCGCCGACAAGGAATATTTTCAAAGATTGCATTGTTAGTACCTATACTAGCGCTACTGGCTTTTTACCAGTAACGGTAGCGGCTGGAATGGATAGATTTACAATTTTTGAGAATTGTAAATTCTTATGTTCTGCGAACATTACCTCTGCTGCAACGCCTGCAGCTGTCTTTGGTGGATCTATTAGTTCAATTAATGGTGTTATACACTTAGTTAACCCATATACTAACTGTACACAATATGCTGCCGCTGATGCTAGTAGAGTAATTGCTCTTGGTCATAACGGGCTTGCAACTGGTCATTTGATTGGTATCGCGCAAGGTATAGATGCCGCTTAATAATTTTTATATCATGTTGTATGTTAAAAACTAAAACATTTACGCCTTCTAACGAAAATACAACATACTTTTTAAGTAATGCTACAGGTGCTACTTGGACTCTTACAAATACTAGTACACCTGATAGCATTGCTCATCAAGTCTCCATTAAAAACGATAGTGCAACGGATCACTCTGATAAAACTGCGTTATTAACTGGAACGGATGAAAACGGCGTTGCGCAGACGGAAACGGTTACGTTACCAACTGGATCGGCAACGGTAGAAAGTACGAAATATTTTAAGACGTTGACTAGCATTGTGCCGTCTGCAACAATTGGTGCAGATACAATGGATATAGGTTATGTTGATGAGATTTCTACTAATTGGTTTCAACTTGATCATGCAAAAAAACGAAAAACAGTTGCTTTTAATATTATTATAGCTGGTACTATTAATTATACTGTTCAACAAACACTTCAGAATATTCAAACAACGGGACGTGATAGTGTGAATTGGCTAAATCATGATGACACTTCATTAGTAAGTGCAACAACTAGTCAAAATGGTAATTATGATTTTACCCCGTCTGCAATGCGTATTATTATAAACTCCTATTCATCTGGTGCGACTTTGCAAGTATCCATTATTCAAGGTGTATGATATGGGCTTGGGTACTTTTCGTTTAGGGAAATTTGGCCTTGGTAGCAAAAAATGTGGTACAAACGAATTAAGTTCGCCTTTTGATTGTAACGAGATTTCTAACTTAGAATTGTGGATTGATTTTGCTGATAGTAGAACTATTGAAAAAGCTGCCAACAATAATTTTCAAAAAGCGTTTGACAAGTCAAAAAGAAAACTAGTAGCTGTTGATGGAGGGATTGAAAGCCCAGCGGTAGTAACAAATGGTATTAATGGGCTGTCGTCTGTACGGTTTGTAAGCACTCCCACAGGAAGTATAGTCGTAGCATTTGGTAGAACATTAACGCAGCCTACTACGATATTTTCAGTCGCTAAGGTAGAAACGACGGTAAACGCTGTTTTTTACTATGACGGCATTACTAGTGGTAATCGTCATGCTTTATATGATCACACTGGGTCAACGGGATATGGTTTTTTTGGCGGCACTCAGTTGACAGGTGGTACGGTAGATACTAACCCTCATATCTTTAGGGCGGTGTATAATACTACGTCATCAGTATTGTATAGAGATGGTACGTCAATCATTTCTGGAAACGCTGGTTCGAATACATTAACTGGCTTAACCCTTGGAGCTAATAATGCAGGTGCGACAAATTTTGATGGATTTCTTGGAGAAATTATTGTTTATAATAAAGTATTATCAACTACTGAAGTAACGCAAGTGCAAACATATTTATCGAAAAAGTGGAAAATTACTATTGCATAACATGAAACGAGATTTTACTAATAAGGTTCAATGTGCTAGAACAGGGTTTTATCACCCTGCAAATGAGATGCGTCGTGAATATGACGGAAAGTGGGTACATAATAGCGTTTTTTTAAAGATGAATCCTCAAGATGTTTATGTACGTACTATTAAACCAATTATTCCCTATCTGATACAATCAAATGACGAGGATAATTATCAATTTCAATCAGGTACAGTAGATCCATCAACCTTATAATATATGACCACAACATCAGGTAGCGTAACTTTTAATCAGACAGCAAACGCAATTTGTGAAGCAGCATTACGTAAATTAGGTATTTTAGCTGAAGGGGAGGTCATCACAGGGCAAATGATGATTGATACAAGAGCTGCTTTAAATAGATTGGTCAAAGAATGGCAAACGGATGGTTTACATTTATGGAAACAAGATGAAATTGTTGTCTTTCCTAAAAGTAGTAACCCTGTATATTACACATTAGGTGTATCTGGTGATTATGCCGTTCTTAATAGCAATCTTGTGAGTACATATATTTCAGTAGCGGCAAGTAGTGGTGCAACGTCAATTACTGTTAATAATGATGATGGGGTTGTTGATGGATATTATATAGGCATTGTTTTAGATGATGATAGTATACAATGGACAACGGTAAACGGCACGCCTGCGGCCAATGTAATACAGTTAGATAACGCCTTAACTGATGATGTTGCAATAAATAATAAAGTTTATTGTTTTCAAAGTAAAACTAATAAACCATTACGCATTTTGCACGGTAGAGTAACTATCGATGATGATAGTGAAATTGAATTACGCAATATTAGCCATGATGATTATTTTAGATTAACCAATCGTAACATTGTAAGTAGGCCAACACAATATTATTATAATCCTCGTTTAGATGATGGTAGATTGTATGTGTATCCATTAGCGCAAAATGCATTGTATCTAATGAAATTCACTGTAGAAAGCACTATTGAAGATTTATTAACTGGAACGGAAAATGCAGACTTTCCGCAAGAATGGCTTAATGCTTTAATATGGAATCTAGCTGAAGAAATGGGGCTGGAATTTGGAGCTAACCTTGAAAAAATGCAAATTATTATAGCTAAAGCACAGAAAAGCTATAATAAAATTCTAGGTTGGGATAGGGAAACGACGCCTATTACTTTTCAACCGACTTATTATCCTTAAGGTATGACGCAAATAACAATTCCTCTTTCTACTCAATTTTTTCAAGGTAGAAGTAAAGAAGCCACTGGGCAAAATGTTATTAATATGTACGTTGAGGAAAATCCTCAGGGGTCAAAATATCCCTTTAGTCTTTATGGCTGTGCAGGTTTAACTGAATGGTTGACATTACCGATCAACGGCGTTGTGCATAATATGCACAAAATGGGTAGTTCGTTATATGTTGTGTGCAATAGTAATGTATATCACATATCAGTCGATAAAACTATTACGCTTCTAGGTACGATAAATAATGTTGGTCGTGTTTCTATAGCAGATAACGGTACGCAGGTTATTATCATTACTCAAAGCTCAGGGTATATTATAGAGAGTAATGTTTTAACGCAAATTACTGACGCAGATTTCCCCTTAGCATCGGTAGCTGAATATTTTATAAATTATTTTGTTGTTACTGTACAAAATACAGGTCGATTTAATTGGAGCGCAGCATTAAACGGTTTATCATGGAATGCGTTAGATTATATTACAGCAGAAAAAAAATCAGATAACCTTGTTGGCATTATAAATTATAATGATGCTATTTGGTTATTTGGTGAAAGTTCTATTGAAATTTATGTCTCCTCTGGTCAAGCGGATGCGCCATTTGTTTATTATCAAGGTTCTGCAAATAGTACGCGTGGTTGCGCTGCAAAATTTAGTATTTATGCTATTGCTAATCAATTATTTTGGCTTGGTGATGATAGGATTGTTTATACAAATAACGGATATCAACCATTAAGAGTAAGTAACCATGCCATTGAAAAAGAAATAATGGATATGGCCGTTGTGAGTGATGCTATTAGCATGTCATATACACAGGATGGACATAAATTTTATATTCTAACCTTTCCATCGGAAAATAAAACTTATTCTTATGACATTTTAACTAAAATGTGGTCAAAAAGAAGTAGTTTTACTATTAATAGATGGCGTGCTAATGATATTTGTGATTTTGCAGGTTATCAGTTAGTAGGGGATTTTGAAAATGGTAAAATATATTATATAAATCCCTTAAGTTATACAGAAGATGAAGAAGTATTGGAAAGAATTATATATACAACTCCTTTATATGAACAAAACGTCCGTTTAATTTATCATTCTATATGGCTTGATGTAGATTCTGGTGTTGGATTAACAACTGGTCAGGGCAGCGATCCTCAAGTAATGATGCAATTCTCGGATGATGGAGGGTATACTTGGAGCAATGAAAATTGGCGCTCAGCTGGTAACATTGGCAACTATAATAAGCAATTAGTATGGCGCAGAATGGGTATGGCACGTAATAGGTTAATTCGTTTTACTATGACAGATCCAGTGCCATTTAGAGTATTAGGTTGTTTCAGTGAGATTGAGCCTTATTCTTTGTAATAATTTTTTTACGTACTCCAACAAAACCATATTGGTTTAAAGTATGTTCAGCCCATGGATCGTACATATCCTCAGAATGTTGATTGTCTAAATTAAGTGTATACATTCCACAAGGAGCTTTATTGATTGACGCATCATCTGTTATATTATTCAAAATAGATTGAACATCATATATTTCCTCTTGTAATGCATCTAATTGATATTTATCATTGTAAAACAAATATAACGCACCTACAGTCTGTTTAATGTCTTTGAAACGTTTAAAAAAATGTCTCAAATTTTTATTCGTATAATTACTATTTTGTATTTCTTTAATTGCAATTTTAATATATGTCACATAATCTTTAATTCTGCCATCTTGTTTGGTTAATACTTGGTATGACATGTGATGTGATTGGTTAAATTTTTGCATACGAAAGCCTAATAATGCAACTTGATATCGCTGATATTCATAGCTTTTGGTTGTAATTAAGGCAATCTTATGTCTAGCTTGCACAGCCCTGATTGATAACCCTTCAAGATCGTATTGCTGAGCAAAGTATTCATAGATATCTTGTGGAATTTTATCATTGTAATTCATTAGTTTTAACTCCTTAATGGCTGACAGTAGATAATCTTGTTCGGTTGCTTCATTATTTATAGTATCAATTAAAAATTGAATATAATTCACATAGGATTTAATATACTTTTCATAATGTAATGGTGCTTTTTGATGTAAAACTTTACCAGTTTTGATTTGATAGAATTTAGAACATGCGGTACGATATAAACGTTTTAATTCCTTAGTATCTGTCATACATTTTTTGTAAGATTATAATATATAGTGTTAAAATCGACAATATGATAAGACTGAGCTGTTTGCCATGCTTTACGGCAAGTAGCTAAAAACAGTCTTATCAATTCAGATGCGTGAAGTGTTTTACTAATTTTAATCTGATTAAGTACTGTACTAATCTTATATATTGTATTAAAAGTATATGGATTACGTGCAAAAACTTCGTCAAATTCATTGTCAAATTGATTAAAATCTTGGCAAGATTTATGTAATCCTAGTCGTGATAATATTGCAGTTGCTCTATTAGGTTGTATCTTTCTATATTCAAGATAATATAGTTTAAGAAGATATTTTATTTTTTCTTTCATATATTGTATAATAAAGTAATATTTCTAATATGCTTTCATATATACTTCTTATGCAAAGGCGATTATTAATCTTATATTCGATATATTGTGTAACATATGGTATATAAATGTAAATTATCTGATCAGTAGCAAAAATAGAACCAAAATTGTTATCTCTTAATAAAGAGGTTAATTTTTTAAGATAAATAACATTAAAATTAACTTTTTTATCAGATAATTCCTTTGTAGATTGCAGGAAGATTATTAGATCTTTATTATCAGTTAAATTAAAAATATCATTGGCTTTTTTACATTCGGTATTCATGTTAATAAACATAATAATATATGATTAATATATATGGATTATAATTGTCAATATACTTTTTAATATTTTTATTCTACTTTAATATAAAAAATATTAAAAAATGTATTGATATTAATAAGGCATTGTATAAGTAATAAGTTATTAATTTAATATTATATGAATTTACTTAATATCTTTAAAGGCTTTAATAAGAATACTAATAATATTCGTGAAAATAATTTAATACACTCTTTAACAACGTTATTAAGCCAATACACTATGGAAGAGATTGTAGATAATATAAATAAATTAGCTCCTAATCACGGTATCATTAATTTAAGTCTTTATTATTCAATAGATGATATTGCTGATATTATATATCAAAACACATCTCATAAATGTTTAAATAAAAATATTGCAGTTAAAGAATTTTTATTATATATAAATAACTATATTGATAATCGTTGTGAAAAATATCATCTAACACGATTTTTAATTAACTGCGCAATTAATTATGAAAACACCTAACGTTTCTTTGTCTCTTGGTAAGAAAATCCGTATGTATCGTATATTATGCAATATACAAGCGAAAGAATTGTCTAAAATGCTTGGCATTGATTATCAGCAATATCATCGTTATGAAACTGATAAAGTTAGAATACCTGCGGATACCTTATATAAAGTATATTCTTATATAAATGAAACATTAAAGCAACAACAAAAAGCACCAATTGATTTAATAAATTTTTTTGAAGCTACAATATAATTTAATTATGGCAATTAATACCAGTTTATCATTTTTACAGTATCCTTTAGAAGGTAGCGCTATCAAACTTACAAAACCGTTTGAAAGATTTTTGCGGGATGTTGCAATTTTTACATCTGCAAGCTCTGATACGATCGCAGCAGTTGTTAATGATATTTTGGAAAGCGGTGAGTCAACGCCAATATTTGACACACTGACAGTTACTGGTCTCAATGGTGTAGTGAAGGCATCATCTGGAGTGTTTGCTGGTAGCGCTACCACTAGTGATCTACCAGAGGGTAGTAATCTATATTATACTCAAGCAAGATTTAATACAGCCTATTTAGCAAAACACGCTATTACTACTATTACTAGTGCTACATACACTGTAACCGCTAGTGATTACTGCATTATTGCTGATACTAGTTCTAATGCAATTACTGTAACGTTACCAACCGCAGTTGGTATTGCTGGTGTAGAATATGTGTTTAAATGCGTCAGTGCCGTCAATAATTTAACGATTGATGGGAATGCTGCTGAAACTATTGACGGTAGCGCAACAAAGACACTTACTAATTTACAATTTGCTAAATTAATTTCCAATGGGTCAAATTGGTGGATTATTAGTAATTAGTAATTTTCTTGACATTCCTGTAAAATGTTTTAAAAAGAAGAAGCAATCGCTTTTTTATATAGGATATTTGTCAGTTCTTGATCCTATGTTAATATCTATTATTTTATTATACATATGGGGAGTTTAATACAAAGCGCTGGTGGATTCATGGAAAAAACCTTAGGATTTAATCCTATTAATGATATTACTGGCAAAACTGCTGAGCAAATAGCAGATCGAAACGCACAAGCGCAAATTGCAGCAGGTCAAAAAGCTAGAGAAGAATATAGTAAACAATATGGTGTTGGCGCTTCGCAAGTATTATTAAATAACGCCGCTTATCAATCTTTTGTTTTAGGGTTAAAACCAGAAAACACGCCCGCAGGTCAAGAATATGCTAGGTTATATCCTGAAACAATTTCAGATGCACAGAAAAATCCTTTTCAGACTGGAATACTTGGTCAATTATCGCAGGGGAATTACCAACAAGCATTAGAAAGTATGCCTAATTATAATGTCAATTTATCCTCTGGCCTTAATGCATTACAAAATACCGTTGCTGGACGTGGTCTACAAAGTGGCGCAACACAAAAGGCAATTATGCAATATGGGCAAAATTTAGCTAATGATTATTTAATGAATTATCTTGGTGGTTTTAGTGGTTTACAAAATACCGCCACAAATGCCATGAGTTATGGGTTAAATTTAGGTGATATGACATATAAGCCAGCAGTTTCCGCGGCCGATGAAAGAGCTAGAGGGCAAATTGCTGGGTTACAACAAAGAAATCAAATGTATGGTATGGCTATGAATGCTGGTATGGGCGGTATGGGTGGTCAACCACAAGCTTACGGATCATCTCAAATAGGATATTCTAGATATTAAGTATGGCTGATTATTCTAATATCGCAAATTCTACCAGTGGCCTAGGAGGCGCATTGCAGAATATTTTTGCAAATCGTCAAAATCAAAATATTATTAGACAGCAAGAAGAAGACAGGCAGGGCCTTTTACAACAGCAACAAAAAGCTCAAGATATTTTAGGTCAAAGTCTAATATTAGGCTTAAGTCCACTTCAAACGGCAGAAAGATTATATGCTGTTAACCCGCAATTAGGTCAAAGTTATGTAAAATTTCAGCAAGAGCAACAGCAAAATCAGCAAGCACAAATACAACTTGAGCAAGATAGAGCTAAAACAGCAACCCAAGCTATGGGTTCATTTGTTGCGCAGTTGAATAAAATTCCTATAAACAATAAAGAGGTTAAAAACGCATTTTATAGAAATAATATTGAATCTCTTGCGCAAAATAATCTGATTACACCACAGGCCTTACAATTATTAAATGGTGAATGGACGCCAGAAAAAGAACAATTTCTCACGCAAGCGTTTAATCAACAAATGATTAATATAGGACAGTTTAGGCCTGAATCTGATATTGGTAAAATTAATAGAGATATCCAGCTTGGATATATAACGCCACAAGAAGCAAGACAAAGAGTAGCACAAATTGAAGGACGTAACAGATCTGATGTTAAAACTATAAAATTAACGCCACAAGATAATAAACGAATTGCAGAATTAACCGATCAAGCTGGAAGTGCTTTAGAAAGTCTAGATTATATTAACGCAGCTCAATCATTGCTAGATCAAGGTATTGGTCAAACTGGTGGCGCTGGTGGCGTTGGTAAATATATTGGTCAATTTCAGTCCTTAAAAGATCCTGATATTCGCTCTCGTAGACAGCAATTTGAAAATTCCGTTACAAAACTTGGTGCTGCAATGGCTAAAACTTTTGGTGCAAATCCATCAGAATATGAAACAAAATTAATTCAGAAAATGCAAGCCTCTCTAAATAATGACCTTCAAACAAATGAAGCTTTATTGCAAGAAGCATCTAATTATATGCAAAGAAGAATTGCAAAGCAAGAATACGTTGTTAATGCAATAGACAACGGCATTAGTCCATTAAAGGCTGAAACAATGTTCTTAAGAGAAGAGAGAAAAAAGCAAGTAGAACAGAAAAATCAAAAAACTCAAGATTATTCTAGTTTATCTAATAAAGATTTACTAAACATGCTATGAATGAAGAAAAAATACGTGCATATCAAGAGGCGGAACGTAGGGGTATTTTACCACCCGATAAACAAGCTCTATGGAATGAAGTAAAACGAAGGGGTTTAATTTCTGCGCAGTTTACCACTTCACCTCAAAAAGTAACGCAAGAAAAACAGTCAAACATTAGTCAAAATATTGCTGGTCTAGCAACAGGTGTTTTACATGGGGCAACATTTGGTTTCGACGATGAAGCAATTGCACATGCAGCGGCAGCATATAAAAAACAATTTGGTACGACTACCGAAAGGGAAATGTCATATAAAGATTTATATACACAGGAAAGAGATCAACTCAGACAAGCGCAACAACAAATAAGAAAAGAAGCGCCTGTTGCTTCTCTTGTTGGAGAAATTGGCGGATCTATTCTTGGTGGTGGAGCAGCTGCTAAGGGGTTACAAACTGTCGGTAGGGGTATTGCAACTATACCAACTTTATCTAGAACTGGTCAAGTATTACAAAGTGCAACTCAAGCTGGTGGCGTTGGTAAAACCGCTTTGCAAGGAGCAACTGGTGGTGCATTATATGGTGCTGGAGAGGCAGAAAATACAGAAAATATACCCTCTTCAGTTGCTGGTGGCGCAGCCTTAGGTGGCGTTGGTGGGGTTGTTGGGCAGGCTATAGGTGGTACACTCAAAGGCGGTGTACAAAAATTATTAGGCGTTGATAAAGAAATAGCGCAAGCGATTCAAGAATCTGGCCTTACACCAACACTCGCAGACATTAGTACAAGCCCAACAGTACAAAGAGTGCAGAACTTCTTAAGCAGCGCTCCTCTTGCGGGTGATATTATACAAAATGCACGACAAAAAACAATTGCAGACATCGAAAAGAATTTGTTTAACGTAACGCAAAGTAGAGGTGGTACAATTGCCGAAGCTGGTGATGTAATTCGTGAGGGATTACAAAATAGACAGCAAAAAATTCTTAATACAAGAAATATTCTTTATAAGAAACTTGACGATGCTATTCCTAAGGAAACGGTAGTGCCATTGAATAATCTTAATACTACACTTACTGGCGATTACGCTCAAACAGTAGCGAAATATTTTGGAGGTACTCCGCAAAAGATTTTAAGTAAAATGGAAGATGTGCAATCTCTACCATATTCCGAAGTAAGAGTATTAAGAACATCAATTGGGAATAGATTGCAGAGTGCATCAATAACAGGTGATGAAAAGGCCGTTTTGCAACAAATGTATCGAGGTTTGACAGATGATATGCGGGATGTTGCTACAGCACAAGGTGAAAAATCATTGCAAGCATTTAATAGAGCTAATCAATACCATGCTAAATCACAAAAAGCATTTGATGATTATATCAATCCATTAATTGAAGCTAAAACGCCCGATCGTGTATATCAATTAGCATTAGCGGGTAGTAAGACTGGCGGTGGCCAAATACAAAGAGTCATGAAATCTCTTAATCAAGAACAAAGGCAATTTGTTCAAGGTAATGTAATCAGGCAAATGGGTCTTGCAAAAGCTGGATCGCAAGATGCAACTGGTAGTCTCTTTAGTACTAATCAATTTTTAACTGAGTGGAATAAATTCAGTCCAGAAGCGAGAGAAAGGATTTTCAGTCCAGAACAGATCACCTCCATTAACAAACTTAATACTACTATTTCAGCAATTAAAAATGTTGGGAATATGCAAAATACAAGTAAGAATATTCCATATCTTTTACTTGCTGGAGCTGGTTTAACTGCTTATGATCCTAATTCATTACAAACAACTATTCCTTTAATTGCTGGTGGTATTGGAGCGGCTCATTTAATGACAAATCCAAAGGTGCTAAATTGGTTAACGTCCAGTGTACCACAAAACACTAGTAATCAAAAAATGAAAGTTTTAGTAAAGCAATGGTTATCTGAAGGCGCAAAACTTGCTACTAAAAATCCTTTAATTGCTGAGGATATAATAAATGTTTTACAAACTCAACAAGAAAATAATAATCCTAATACTGATAATCCATTAAAATAATATGACAGGAATTTCATTTGTAATGCCATTTGCTATAATATATGATGGTAACGGTAACCCGCTACAAGGAGCAAAGGTATATTTTTATGAAGCTGGCACATCAACGCCACAAGATACTTATTCAGATTCCACTTTGACCACTCCTAATTCAAACCCAGTTTTAAGTGATTCAGCTGGTAGGGTAAGTAATATTTACTTAGATTCTACCCTTGAATATAAAGTAGTGATTAAAGATGCATCGGACGTGACTATTAGAACTATTGATCCTTTTGTCTCTATAGATAGTAATGATAGTTTTTATTTTGGGACTTCAACTACAACCCCCTCTGGTACGAATGGTTTAAACTATACTATATCATCAACGCCAGCACTTACAGTGTATCCAGCATATGTTAGATTCTCTTTTAAATGTCATTATACTTGCATAGATAGCCCAACTTTACGTTTAGATACATTGTCAGCTACATCATTAGTAAAAAGTAATGGTTCAGCTGGATATACAGCATTAAAAGCGGGGGATATTGTAAGCGGGAAAGAGTATATTATTTCTTATAATACGGCTATTGGTAGCGTAAACTTCGTCGTAGAAAATCCCGAATACCCGTTAATTTCAAATATTACAAGCGTCAACAACACGGCCTATACTATTCTTACAACTGATCGTTTCGTTGCTCAAACTGGTACAATGTCAGCTGCTCGTACATTTACCTTGCCAGCTGCTAGCAGTGTAAAAGGTGGTATTGAAATAGTAATTGCCGATAATTCTGGTACAGTTACGTCTACTAATAAAATTTCTGTTACAAGAAATGGATCGGATACTATTGATGGCGCTACAAGCAAAGATATCACAGCTGCCTATGGTATATTAAGATTAATTTCAGATGGGTCAAGTAAGTGGAAAATTGTAAACCGCTTTATTGGTAAAGTGATACAAGTTGTAAATACGCAAACTGGAGCTGTTGCAACGGGAACGACTACCCTCCCAGCAGATGATACAATCCCACAAAGTACGGAAGGCGATCAGTACATGTCATTAGCTATCACACCCACTAGTAGCACTAGTAAATTAATAATAGATGTTTATTGTGCAATGATTGGTCATAGCAGTGGTAATACACAAATGGGATTAGCGCTTTTTCAAGATAGTACTGCAAATGCCTTAGCGGCAGTGCAGAATAATATTTCTACGTCTACTAGATCGTTCCCTATGTCATTACGTCATTATATGACCGCTGGTACAACGTCTGCTACTACTTTTAAAGTAAGACTTGGTGCAAATGACGCTGGTACAACGACATTTAACGGAGTTGCCGGCTCTCGATATTATGGTGGTGCGTTAGCATCATCAATTACAATAACAGAAATTGAATTATAGTAATATGATCGCAAGTATAGATGTAATATTAGCAATCCAAAGTATATATCCTAAAATTAATGGTGGTTTTGTATATTGGGAAACTCAGTATGACGGCAGTCCATGGATTAACCCTATTGATGGTTTAATCTGGGAAAATACAGAATATCCAAAACCAACATGGGATGAAATTAGTAACCGCATTGTACAAGTGCAAATTACAAGTGCAATAACGCAAAAATTATTATTACTTGATGAATATTATTATAATGATATAGAACTTAGACGTATTACAATTAATAATTATTTTATACTTTCAGCAACGGCAGACGGAAGGTCTTTAATTAATGAGCAAATTGCCTTATTAGAACAGCAAATACATTTAGGTATTATTACAACGGAGCAAGCTATTTTTGAATATTTTTATAATGGCAACTCTGTTAAAATTACACTAAACAATTTGAGAGATATATATATCTTTATTATGACCTTGGTAAATGAAAACTATAAAATTTATAGAATGCATATAAAAGCTATAAAAGCATTAACGTCCATAAATGATATTGCACAATATTGTTTTACTGATCAGTTTCGCAAAAAACAAAATTTAGATATTATTGTGTAATAATATTAATATGAATTTTATTACAAAAGATCAATTATATATTCATCTTGATCAATATGACATTTTTGGTTTTTATCATAAACCATGGTATTATGTTTTTAGTAGATTAATTAAATGGTTTTCTGGTTTTAAAGTTGACCATGTAGGAATTGTAAGTTACGTTAATTCCCTTAATCAAGATGTGAAGGCATTCCATTTATTAGAGCAACGCCTTACCACAAATACAATACAAACAAATTATTTTATAAGTAAGTGGGGTATAGATAGTCGTTTTGATAATAAAAATATTATTTTATATTATTCTCAAATTAAACCAGAAATTAGAGCTTTATTCACTGATGATATATTGCAAGAACTTCAGCAATATATTCTAGCTAATATAAATGTGCAATATTCGTTAAAAGATTTGTTATTAACAAATAGAATATTATTTAAATTATTTCCGTCTTACAAACAAAAGGTATTAAAAAATTATGAAAATCATAATGATATTTGCAGCGGTCTAATTGCTGGTTTTATTAAGCGTTTACAAGATAGCAAGGTATTACCAATAGATGAAAATATTTTAATTCCATTACCAACGCCAATTCAAATTTTAACGTATTATCAATTATACAATTTTTTTATTGTAAATAAATAATTATTATTGTATTACATATATTATCAATATTATGTATAATATGCCATGGTTAGTGCAGGTCTTGTCTAAAATTGGTCAAAAATACATAACATATATATTTGAAAAGATATCAGCGCAATATATAATATTGATTGTCATCAATATTATAGTGTGTAGCATTATATATTTATTTTTAATAAAAACACCTATTGTTTCTATTGGAACGCATTCTACCCAAACATTAAATATGATTTCTGTACGTGATAGTCTATATAATAGCGTTGCACGTGAAATCAAAACATGCGGTATAAACACTTTTAGTGGTAAAATTAATGTTAATCAAGTTAATGACGATACATACTACTTTACTTTTGATTATTTAATGGATTCAGCGGGTCGAGATGTAAGGTATTTAAATAGCGCAACACGTGATTTATATACTACCGTATATATGGTAGATAAAAATTTTAAAAATGATTTATCTATTATTAAAGATACTATAAATAGCAGTACTGCATATGCAAATTATGAAATTTTAGAAGCACGCAACTCTAAGGTTTTTATTAAATTTTTCCAAAAGAGCGCCCTAGGATTAAGTAAAGTATATTATACACCAATATATCACACAAATTATCTAGGAGAAAAAACGCTATTGTATATCGCAACGTTAACTTTTATTGACGAAGATCAGATAATATGCAATCCTACTGAGGTTTTAGATAATATCTCTAAATATATGTTGGTATATTATCAAGCTGTTCGTGATACATATAATATTATATAACATTTAATTTTAATTATGAGGTTTATACTGTCTAATATTATTATGCCAATTGCATTTGCATTGAGTATTGTTTTATGCTTATTACCATTACGTGCAAGGGCGGAAACACGTTTATTTATGTCTTTAGATTCTACATTTCTTGAGAAAAAACACACTGGGCTACATACGAGGCTTGATAATGAATCAAACCCCTTTGCAAATATTTATGGTATTTCACTTGGCAGTTCGTTTTCTATTCCAGAGACAAAAATTTCTTTAACACTCAAAACTAATAGGTTAATAAATTTTCCCATAACGCATAGTGGTAAGACGTATTATAATAATACATATTTAAGAGATTCATCGGTCAGAACAAAACTAATTTCTGATGTGATAGTAGCTAGTTATTATCTTGGTAATGGAGTAATGCCATTTATATTTGTTAGTAATACAGGAATTGAATCAAAAATTACAAATAATTTGGGCGTTTTTCATAATAAGATTAGTAGTATATATGAAGGTTTTGGCTTAGTATTATTTTTAAATAAACAAGTGGGCGTTAATATTGCATGGGTTTTACCTAATAAAAGAGCTTCTACAAGAAATGGAATTAATATTGGATTAAGTTATGCGTTTTTATCAATTTAATTTTCAATCTTTTTAATATGTTTATCAGTCAAATTATCTCATCTGTTTCAGGTGTAGTAACTGGTATTATCCAAGATGTACTACATAGTAAGGCTGAAGCAAAGGCAAAAAAAGATGATCTTGAGATCTTTAAACAGAAACAAGATTATTTATTAGAGCTAGATCGCCAACGTTCTGATTTACTGAAGGAAGAATTACATTTAAAATCTAATATTGAAACATCTAAGGCCGAACAAAGTGAGGATGATTTTGAGTCTGCTCGTATAAATGCTATTACTAATGCAACAAAATATATTAAAACTGATAATGTTTTGATTGAAATTGCTAATTTCATCGTAACTATCACCAGACCTCTCTTAACGTTTCTATTAACATTATTGATCTTTTATATATATAAAACACAAATTACATTCAATCCTATTTGGCTTTCAGACTTCATAGAGGCTATTATGGATTTATATAGTTGGGCTTTTTCGTTTTGGTTTTTTCGTAGAAGCATGGATAAATTACGTAGTAAATAAGTATGGCAGATTTTACACATATAGACGCTTTAGCGTCATCGATTATTAAACAATTTGAGGGTTTGGCATTAAAGCCTTATAAATGTCCTGCTGGAGTGTTGACTATAGGCTATGGTCATACTGGTAGTGACGTTAAGGACAATATGGAGATTACCGTTCATGACGCTATTACTATACTAATGAAAGATATTAAAAAATATAGACAAAGTGTATATAATGAAGTAGGTTCAATTTGTAATGACGAACAAATTGCAGCCTTAACGTCTTTCTGCTTTAATGTTGGTATAGGTAACTTTTTAAAATCAACGTTATTAAAGACTATAAAAAAGAATCCATCTGATTTAGACGGAATTAAGGCGCAATTTATGCGGTGGGTAAACGCAGGGGGAAATAGGCTACAGGGACTTATTTTACGTAGAACAGCAGAATATACCATGTATTCTAAACTTTCTTGACATTAATATTGATATATATTTATTAATACAATATTATTAATACAATATGTTTAGATAAAATAAAAATAATATTTAATGATGTTTTAAATGTCATTAAATAATTATTTTACTAATTAATGGGACATTGGGTTACCTATTGATAATTATTGTAAAACAACGTAATAATCATTCTGATAGCCAGAATGGGGATTGTTAATACTTTTGCTTGAAAACTGACTGCCATAAATACCATGAGGATTTGATATCGACTCTGGATCGTATGGGTTACTTGATAAGCGACCACGATAATTACCGTGAGCATCATATATTTTAGGTGCATTTGTTGCATAAGGATTGTGAGGCGATTTATTACTAAATTGAGAACCATATACACCGTAAGGATTGTTTATACTATCAGCATAGTAAGGACTGCCGACTCCATAGGGATTGTTAATGCAATTGTAATCATAAGGACATCTAGCAACTGCAATATTAGCAATGAAGATAATAGCAATAGTGAGAATGTAAGTTTTCATAGATTTAATATTGTGTTAACCATTTATTTTGATATATTGTTTTGTATGATATATGATCTTCTAGCCATGATAAAAACTCTGAGATCCTTTGAAGTAAGTTACTTTGTATAGTTTCAGATGTTAAATAATAACTCTCCCGCCAAAAGGATTCTCCATCTGAAATTAAATAATCAAACTTCTCTAAATTAGCGCAATATAAATATAACAAATGTTGCACGGAATTTGCAAACTTCCCCACTTCATAACTAGATGTGTATTTGATGTCATAGATCATATCCTCCTTTATGGCATCAGCTTTACCATATAGTAATAATGAATAACTATTACATGTTATTTCTTTTTTTAATACCGTTTGGAACATTCCATCTGTAACAATTTCAGCTATACTAAGAACGGGATCGATAGGGTTGTTTTCAATACTGGCTAAATATTCTTGATCTTCCCAAGGTTTAATGCTAGCGCATTCAATGATCTTTTTTTCAAACTCTATTCCTTTTAACATTGCTTGGGTTGGCTCGGTTTTTTCTCGTTTTAACGTAGACAAAAACGAGTTATGAACCGATTGTTCGTTTTCCCCGTCATAATTCATCCAATATTGCCAAGATTGAATAAGGGTTGGTGTTACTAAATATTTTATCATATTTTACCTATTAATTATGATTTTATTTCAAAAACTTTTGCATCTTTATTAAAGACTGCATTTAACGCCTTAGCTATCTCTAATAGCTTTTGTTTCTCGTATTCTGCGCTAGACCATATCACTTGTAATTTTTGATAATCGTTTAAATAATAATGATTTAAAGCGTCAACTGTCTGGAGTTCTTTCATTCTAATATTAATAATATTAATTAAGTCATTGTATTGCTCCCTTAATACTGCGTTTTCCTTAATCTTTTCCTGATATTTGTGAAAAACATTTTTTGTTAAAAAGTCATTTACACCCTTTAACACTGGATATTCTAAATAACCGTTCAATCCTAAGGAATTTTTAGCATAAAATGCTTCGTTGGGTGTCAAATCAATAGTTCTTTTATTACCTTGTATAGACATGTAGCCCATAAAATCTAATTCTTTCACAACATCCTTGCCAGACGATCCGCTAACATCAGGTCTTTTAGTAATTTTATCGCCTTCCTTATCTTCTTTTTCGTGCGCAATAAAAATAACTGATTTTCTTTTACTATCTAATAATTTTAATAGGTTTTGAAACTCTATTTTAATCATACCCCAACCTTTCATTGACAACTGCCCATCGCCTTGCTTCATTTTGGGATTTGTACCAGCAATGTAATCACCAATCCTATCAATCATCTTGCCAAGTGTATCAATAACAATAGTGTCATAATGTTTGATGTCATCACTTTGCAATACGTCCAGTAAATCTTTATAACTTTCAGGTTGTACACTATCTTTTTGATATTGAGCGTCAACTCTTCGCAGGCCACTATCAAAATCAATTAATAATGGATTCGGTGAGGAAAGAGCAATTGCTGTTTTACCTATTCCAGGTTGTCCATAAATCAATCCTTTTAAAATAATGTTATCAGATTTTAGCTCTGATGGTTTTTTGATTAATGTCATACTGTCTATGATAGATTATTATTAATAATGATATATTTATATAATGTCAAGATATTATATATTATATTTTGCCTTGAGTAAACAATGCCCATTCGGCGTTAACTCTATTTGTTAATAATTTTTCCCCCTTAACCAATGAGAACTCAAGCCATTCTTTTTTTATATAATGATAATCAGCGTTATGTTTTAATAAACTAAATAAATTACTTGCCTTAAAACGAGTAATACCAATCCTATAAACCAGCGCCATAATTGCTGCCGTTTGCTCAGGTGTGTAAATATAACTAATAGCACTAATATCTACTAAGTCATAATATAATTCATTTAAAACACTGTGTAATCTATGATAAGCCATTGGCTCGGTAATAGAAGTCAACTTAGGATATTGATTAAAAATTAATGTATCGCCATAACCTATAGTCTTTTTTCCTCCTAAGCATTTATAAGGTTTTGATCTAAACCCTTCATGCTCCATTAAAAAAATTTCTGCAATTTCTATTGTACGTAAATAATGACCCATGATATATGCTACTTCATTTGCAATCATATCTTGTTGATTGCTATATGTTGCTTCAAAAGAATCTTGTCTATCTTTGCGACCTAAATAATAGTTATAAAATGTTATAAAAAATATTAAAGTAATTAATATTGTAATTGAGACGATTTTTTTCATAATAATAATATTTATTTAGTATATTTTGTTAAATTTGCTGCAATTTGCATCATTTGATCAATTGTAACACCATATATATTAGATAGCGCTAATAACGTTTGTATTGTGACGCGGGATTGATTATTTTCATATCTGGCATATTGCTGATATCCTATGTTAAGCTTCTGCGCAATATCTCGTCTACTATAATTAAAGTAGATTCGATTAATTTTTATCATCTTGCCGATTTCAACGTTATCTGAATTAATAATCATAACAATATTTTTAACTTAATTTAAAAGGGTCTATATCTTCATTCGCAATATCCTCATATAAGACATTTAACGGAATAATACCTCCGTTAATAAATTGTTTAAAACAATCTATGTCTAATAACCAATCAGATAAATTGATTAAATTTGATTTTTTATAATACTGTTCAGCATTATAAATGTAATACATATAATCATCAAAACTATTTTCCATATAAAAGATATTTTATTGTTATATTTGATAGTTATTAAAATTATAATTGTCAATATACAATGTAAAATTTGTATAAAATATAGTATATTATATAAACATTTTTGTGTAGTTGGTATTGACAATTATAAATTGTAAATACTATAAGTTGTTATATAAAATTATATATTATGGATAAAAAGGATCTAAGGCAATTTGCAGATCTTTTAATTAAGAACGGCTATATATCAAAAGAATATAAATATCGATTTACGGAATGTAATTTTGATAAGGGATTGTCAAAATTTGCATACGATATGTGGTGTATTTTGTGCATTTTAGAATGTAAAAATCTTAATATACAAACAATATTGCAATTATTGTATCATATTAAGCATGACTAACACTAGGCGAACAAGTTTCGTCTTTTATGAAAGTTTTTATACGTCAATACAATCACTTTCAGAACAGGATAGGCTTGCTATTTACGAGACTGTCATTTCATATTCTTTATATGGAGAATATGATTCTACAAAAATGTCAGTAGTAGCATATGCCTTATTCCGAGCATTTAAACCTCAAATAGATAAAAATACAATACGTTTTTTAAACGGCCAAAAAGGCGCTTCTTATGGTAAAAAAGGCGCTTCTTATGGTAAAAAAGGAGGACGGCCAAAAAAGGATCAGGACAAGCAACATTAATTGCATTAACTCTACTAACAAAGCTAACTTCTTCGATCTAAATGTTTAAGGGAAGAAATAACAAGAACTGAAGTTTATTTACAATCATGCAACAGTTTATATGCACCCTTGCAGACTAATAAACCCATATATACACATAATAAGAAAGATATAAAGTCTTATTTTGCCTTGATGTTATTTTTAAAGTGATTTAAGGATACTAAAGAGCGATTATTTATACCAAAATGAATATTTCCTCAAAAAACGCAAAAGAAGCGATAAAAACAGTCTTTAAATTCTTTTAAATCACATTTTAGACACCTAAGAATTTTTCTTCTCTTCTTTCTAATAAAAAAAGAAATGCTTCCCAAAAAAGCAAATTTCTTTTTTTAATGTATTAATCGTAGTTTAATAACTCAAGACAATATAACAATATTAATCTAATAATATCTATTATCTATTAGCTTATGCATAGCATAGCTAATAGATATTATTAGATATAGATATTAAATGAGTAATGAATACTCATTACTCATTAGGGGGGTTTTTGGGGGGTTTTTATTAAATAATGGACATTCAAATTGTACTGAAAATTTGTGTACTGTCTATAAAATTATTCTTGACTTTTAGTATTAGAAAAATACCAATTAAAAAATTGTAAAAATGTAATGGAAAAATATCATGTTTTAGATAAAGGGTTTATTTCTGTGGTAGACTCAATGGGTTCTGATGATAGAATTGTTCAAGCCGCTCGTGTTAGTTATGGTGATGGCACAAAAACTAAAAGAGATGATGAAAAATTAATAAAATATCTCTTAATAAATAATCACTGGTCACCATTTGAACATTGTTTATTAACAATTCATGTAAAATGTCCTTTATTTATTAGGTCTCAGTGGTTTAGACATAGGAGTTGGTCATTTAATGAAGTATCTGCTAGATATAGTAAGGTTAAAGAAGAGTTTTATATCCCAAGTGAATGTAGAGGTCAATCTAGTAAGAACAAACAATGCAGTGAGGGAGTAATTAATGAAATTACACATGACTTCTACGATGATCCATTGGATTTGTATATTGCAGCGTGCGAGGCATCAATTGATACCTATAATAGCTTTATTGAGAGTGGTATTTCTCGTGAAATGGCTAGAGCTATTTTACCGCAAAGTATGTACACTGAATTTTACGCTACTGCTAATTTAAGAAGTATATTGCATTTTATTGAATTAAGAAATCATGAGCATGCTCAATATGAAATTCGAGTATATGCACAACAATTAAAAAACATTATTGAAAATTGGTGTCCATTGGTACATAATGCGTATGTATTATCTAAATTAACATCAAATTCTACATTATATTCTCCATCACTTGAGCAGTTAAGTAACAATAAAAACAATATATGAATATCACGGAAGTAAATATTGAATTTATAAAACCAAACAACGGACTTATTGCTTTTGCAAGCCTTGTTATTGATGATAATATTTATTTATCAAGTATCGCAATTTATACAAAGCTTACTATAGGAGAATATAGAATAACATATCCAAAAAAAGGTGAATTTAATATTTTTCATCCTATTAATAAAGATGCTTCAAAACAAATTGAACAAGCTATTTTTACTAAATTGAAAGAACTGAAGGAAGAACAATAGTGTTTATGAAAGAAGTTACAAAATTAAAATGTGGTGATATTTTAAATGATAATGAACAACTTAATAAGCCTGTTATTATTCCAGGTTTTTTAAAGTTTTTAGAAATTCAAGCAGAATTGCAATCGAAGCAGGAACAAGTCGCTCCGTTGGAAAAACCTGATTTTATTACAAAAAACTTAACTGAACAAAAATCGTTTAATCCAAAGGATTACATCGATATAAAAAAATGAAAATATAAAAAAATGAAAATTTCACTTTATACTTGATTTTTACATTTATTTTTACATTAATGAAATTAAACAGTAAAAAATCAAATTAAATTTTTCATGCCATTATCGCAAGAACAAGTAAGATTGATTAAATATCTATACGAAGAGGAGGGACTGGGAATGCAGATAATCTCAGAACAAGTCAAGATTTCCTCTGCCACCGTCAAGAAATACGTTGATAAATGGGGATTAGTTCGTGGTAAAACCGAATTACCTAAGCAAACCAAGACTCAGAAAAAGATGTTGGCAGAAGATAAAAAGGAACAAAAAGTATTAACAAAGGCACATAATACGCCCTATGTTATGCTTGATAAGCAGTCAACTTACGCACAGGCATTACCAAAACGACAAACATTAGAAAATAATGTATTGGAAACGGCCTTAACTATCTGGGAGCGTGTTAACGATATTATCGCGTTAGGGTTTACCCAACATACAAAGTACGATAAGGATGACAATCCTATATCATTTGAGGCAAAACTTGGATTGCGCGAATATAAGCTAGCAACCGAGATCATGGAAAAATTAGGGACTCTTGTTGGCATGGGTGTGAAGTTTGATATGAATATGCAAGTTTTAATTCAGCAACTGGGTCTTAATAAAAAAGAAGATGCGAACACTGTTTCACCTCAAGTTACTAGTATTCTTGATAGAATATCAAAGCTTACAGGTGAAGAAATTAAAATTGTTTCATGATAATAGGTATTGACGCTGGAATAAAGACTGGTATCGCTATCTTTAGCGACCGTCAACTTATAGGGTTAAAAACCCTCACGCCATATCAAGCGGTATGCTTTTTCCAAGAGAACATTAATAAAATTACCAAAGCGGTGATCGAGTATTCTAAAGGTCAATCTTTTATTTTTAATAAAAGACATGGAATGAGTGATAAAGTAGTTGGTAAGCTTGGTAGAAATATCGGGCAAGTTGATGGACTATGCGAATTATATATCGAGTGTTTTGAAAGTAATAAAATTGAAGTGTGTAAACATACGCCTTTAGGTAAGGGTTCAAAATGGAAACAAGAAGACTTTCAGCATTATTTTCCACGATGGAAAAATAGAACAAATGAACATGAAAGGGACGCGGCTAAAATAGTTTTTAAATTTTCTCATCAATTATCATGATTGTAATTCAATTAGCATTTCCATATCAAGGAGTTTTACAACAGATGATTTATCAATACCCTACTCAAAAAATGAAAGATTATTGCTTTAACGGCGTTCTTAACTGGGAAAGTATAGCAAATTTACATTTATTTACATCTTGTCAACATAGAATACCTTTAGTGGTATTGTATGAAGGTAATCTTGTAGGTTATTTTAATTTTAGCCGTGAAATATACAATCCTACCTTCGTTTCTAATGCAGAAATGATTCTTTTTAACCCCAAAAGAGGAATGCAAGCATTTGATAGAATATGTGAGTTATTGAAAGAATTTGGAGTTAAGTTTATTACCTTTGCTACAATTAGTGATAGTGTAGCGGATAAATTATGGCTAAGAAAAAAGAATATCGGGTCTTATTTAGTCAGACATATTGGAACTTTAGAAAGCGCATGTGTTTCGCTAGATCAGGAAGTAAAGAATAAGAATGTTTTTCAGATTAAATTATAATAATTATGGTAAAGGTAACTAATCTTTACGAGGCCAAGAATCATAATGGGAAGACAAAATATCACCCTGATTACCATACATGTTATACGGTAGGTAGAATGCAACTAGTATACTATATGTACGATAGAGCTTGTGATGGAATGAAGAAAAACTTTCCTCATTTAGAATACTATATCGATCAGGAATTTCGCAATCTTGGTATTATGTCGAGAGAATTGCCAAAATATTTAAAGTCACTTGTAAAATATGGACATGATGCTATCATTGCAGTGGTTAAAAATGATAATGAGTACGCTCCATATAGTGGTAAGTTATTACTACAAAATGGCTTTGTTTCATTTAATACAGGATTGAAGGATCATACAACCTTTCTTTTTCATTCTCAATTGGGAAATGAATTAAAAGTGTTAGCTTCAACTATTGGTAATAATAAGACTTATGTATCACCTTGCTAAACAAGACTGTAATACACTCATAAATCTTACATGTAAGAATAGTTTGTCATTTTTTATTGAGAGAGTATTTTATGATGTGGAACATAATATACCATTTATACATGGTAAGCATATTGACGCTATTTGTGATTATCTAGAAGCTCTACGTAATGGAGGTATTTATGGAGTTAATATTGTCATACCACCCAGAAGTTTAAAAAGCATTATATGTTCTATTGCTTTTCCATTGTTTTTACTAGGCCATGACCCAGCAACGAGAATCTTTGGTGTTTCATATGCGCAGAATATAGCGGAGGGCTTCTCAATGAGATCAAGAGATATTATGTTAAAAGACTGGTATCGAAGGATGTTC